AGCTTTATTTCCTATATTTTTTGGAAACCAGCAAGGACTGGCGCTGACTGGCCGCTATCAGCCGAGACTAGAAACGGTTACGCACGTTGGCAACGAATCACGCGCAACGGAAATTGGGGAGTTTGCGGAGAGGGTTCTTGGGCTACCGCTTATGGCTTGGCAGCTGCATTGTTTGCAAGGTTTGACCGCTTTTGACAATGTAGGCAAGTGGTTGCACCGTGTTGGTTTAATAAGTGTGGCGCGCCAAAACGGAAAGAGCTTGTTGTCTAGTGCCGTTATTGGGCATTGGCTTACTAAAGAGGCAGAGCATCGAGGGCAACCGCAAACAGTTATTAGCGTTAGCCACAAACTTGATTTGACAGCCGCGCAATTTAGTTATCTTGCACCAATTCTTGAAGTTAAGTTTGGCGCCGAGGTTTCGTGGTCTTATGGCCGACAAAAACTAACAATGCCCAACGGAAGCGTCTGGCATATTCGTGCAGCTACCCCGGCAGCTGGTCACGGTTACTCAGCGGACCTAATCACCGCCGATGAGGTCTGGCAAATATCCGAGGCAGCTATAGACGACGGTTTACTACCGTCTCAACGTGCGCGCAAGAATCCTCTGTGTTTGCTCGTATCAACAGCTGGTACGCAAGAATCCACGGCGCTTTTGCGTTGGCGTGACCAAGGGCTAAGGGCAATAGATAGCGGCAAACAATCCACGTTGTATTTTGCTGAATTTAGCCCACCGCCAAAATTGGACCCGATGACGCCTGAGGCTTGGGAATATGCCAACCCCGCATTGGCTGGCGGCCTCATTGACTTAGACGTAATCGAGGGCGAAGCATTAGGCCCTAACCGTTCGGCGTTTCTTAGAGCGTCCGTCAACCTATGGCAAGCCGTAACAACTGGGTGGCTAGAAATTGGAGTATTTGACGCCTGCAAAACCGATACACCACCGCCCCCCGGTGGAGTGTTAGCAATTGAAAGCTCAACGGACGAGGCGCGCTACACCGGCGTTAGAGCTGTATTAGCCGGCAACAAAACTCATGTAACTGTTGCGTTTACCGCAAACAGCATCGCTGAAATGTGGCGACTTGTTGACATTGAAATAGAAAACAACCCTGGCTTACGCCTAGCAATTATTCCCGCTTTAGAGGTGCATTGTCCGCCAGCGCTCGAGCGTCGCCGCACCATAGTTGGGTACCGTGAACTACTCAAGTGGACCGCCGCTGTTAGGTCAATGATTATAGAAAATCGTTTGCTACACAACGGCGAACTATTACTTACTCAACATTGCGAACGCGCCGTTTTAATTAAACACAACGGCAGTGTTGCTTTATCCTCATCACGTAGCCCTGGACCGATTGAGGCGGCGCGTTGTATGGTTTGGGCGGCAGCTATGGCAAGTCGCCCGCAAACGGTTGGTAAACCAATGATTATGCAAGCCAACCGATAAAGTTTGTTTGGCGCTCGCTGGCCTTGCTTTCCGTCGGGGATTGCTCGCCGCCAGCGAGTGCCACCATTAGCTGCAAAAATATGGCACACTGAACGCATGGCATTATTTACCCGAAAACCTGAACCCGCAACGATTGTTAAAGCTGCCGCAGGTAGCAATGCTGGTGCATCGCAAATTGGCAATTTCTTTGCGTACACGGACGGTGTTAATCGTTCGCGTTTTATGCAGGTTCCAACTATTAGCCGTTCAAGAGATTTAATGGCAAGCCTTGTTGGTTGTCTTCCAATTGTAATGTTTAAAGAAATGTGGAACGGCGACGAAATGGAAAAAGTTCCAGAGGCGCCACGTAGTTGGCTTCGACGTATTGACAAAGGCGTAACAAACAACTTTATTTTGTCGTGGACATTTGACGATTTGTTTTTTTACGGGCGCGCATTTTGGTATATAACCGAACGAACCGCCGACGGATACCCAGCAGCGTTTACGCGTTTACCCGCCGCAATGATTACTACCCAAGATCAGGCACAAGGCACTGGCGTTTGGTTTGGTCCTTCTAAACAAATTTTGTTTCAAGGTTTACCAATCCGTTATGAGGATTGCGTACAGTTTTTAAGCCCTATTCAAGGTTTGATCTATACCGGTGCAACCTCGGTAGATACCGCGTTAAAGCTAGAGCAGGCTCGTAACCGAAACGCGAGCAGTTTGCAGCCCGCCGTGACGCTTCGGCAAACTGGTGGAGAGCCTATGAGCGGCCAAGAGCTAGCCGACTTAGCAGCAAGCTACGACTCGGCGCGTTATGCATCAGCAACGTGTGCCATTAACGAATTTGTAGAGGTAATACCAAACAATGCAACACCAGACAAAATGCTTTTAATTGACGCCGCTGAATACCAAGCAAAAGAAATAGCACGAATTGCCAACGTCCCCGCTTACCTTGTTTCTGTAAGCATCGGAAATTATTCATACGTCAGTTCAAGTGAGGCTTCCCGTGACCTATACACGTTCGGCGTTAAGCCATACATAGATTGCATACAAGAAACACTCAGCGCGGATAACGTCCTACCACGTGGCACAGGTGTTATGTTTGACATTGAAAGCTACTTAGAAAACCAATACCAAGACAGCTCAGAAAATATGGCTGAACCGTTAAACGAGGTAAACAATGCTTAGGCTAATTCCACAAGATTTAAATTTAGACGCCGCTAAAGGTGACGCGCTGCCACGTAGAACCCTTGCCGGCGTTGCCCTTCAATACGGCGTTGAGGCCGTCGTATCTGATGGGCAAAAAGTTAGGTTTGAAATGGGCGCTTTACCGCTTGAGGGCAAGAAACCTAAAATGTACCTAAACCATGACAGCACTAGCCCAATTGGTTTGGTCACGGCCCGAGAGCTGGTAGGCGATACCGTTATGTTTGAAGCCAAAATTAGTGAGACGACTCTCGGAAATGAGGCGCTCGAGCTTGCAAAAGACGGCGTTTTAGACAGCGTAAGCGTTGGAATTTTGCCAGTTGAATTTAGTTATGACGAAGCCGGCACAATGGTTGTTACAAAAGCCGATTGGCAAGAATTGTCGCTACTGCCGTACGGCGCTTTTGAAGCCGCCAAGGTCCAGCGAGTAGCTGCGAGTATCCACCAAGAGCCAACCGAAATAGAGTTAAATGATACACAAGACGAAAACGAGGAGTCAACCGAAATGGAAAAGACAATGGAAACACCAGCCGTAATTGAAGCCGCAACAGTACAAACAATTTACGCACAGCCACGCAAATTGCGTTTGCCTAGCACATCAGAATACATCGCAAGTTATGTACGCGGCGGTTCTGATTTTGCAACATTGAACGCAAACATTAAGCAAGCAGTTGTTGAAGCTGCACCGGGCGTTGCGCCATACATCAACACGGAATCGACACCGGGCATTTTGCCAGAAATCATCACCGGCAGCGTGTACGACTCGCTAAACCCAATCAGACCTTTCGTGGCTGCAATCGGGACTCGCGCGATGCCAACAGCTGGCGCAACTTTCCGCCGTCCAAAAATTACAACACGACCAGTTGTTACACAACAGGCCGCACAATTTGATCCGCTTAACGCGTCAACCGTCGTTGTTAGCAACTCGGATATTTCAAAACTAAGTTTTGGAACATACGTCACCGTGTCCGAACAAGACCTTGATTGGAGTGACCCCTCTTCAATTGACATTATCCTTAATCAGTTAGCAATCGCCTATGGACAATCCACGGATAATTACGCCGTAGATACTTGCCATGCAGCAATTGTGCAAACAGCAACAGTAACCGACACAGCTGTAGGTGCCGATTGGGTAGCAGCAATTTACGACGGTGCTCGTCAAATTTCAGAAACGTCTAACTACTTGCCAACTCACATGGTTGTAACACCTGCCAGTTGGCAAGCTCTTGCGTCAAGCGTTGACGACCAAAATCGTCCAGTATTTCCATACACTGGTGCGCCAAACTTGATGGGTCAAAACGCTGCTGGCAATTCGGCTGCAACATCATGGAACGGCAACCCACTTGGCTTGGTTCTCGTTGTTGACAAACACGCGCCTGGCTCGTTCATGGGTCACGCTGCTGGTCCTGCCGCTGGTTTCGAGTTTTACGAACAGCAAAAGGGCGCAATTAGCGTTGAGGTTCCAGCAACTATGGGCAGGACCATAGCCTTCAGAGGGTACGCTGCAGCTTTCATGGCAGACGCCACCAAGTTCGTCAAGTTCGTCTGATAACCGAAAGGTAGGCCATTATGGCCGCTTACTCGGTCACACAAAAATACTTAACCGACAATTACGCGGTTGTTGTATTACAAACAAACGCGGACCCGCTTGAGGTTGGGCAGTCTGTAGTTATTAGCGCTGTAGATGCGACGTTTAACGGCACGTATCTAGTAGCGGATTTGCCGCAATACTATTTTACGGGCGTAGACGAGCAAGGCTTTTTTACTTACGACTTCCAGCTCCCAATTGCTAACCAAGTGTTGTATTCCCGTACAGCGGCCAACGTAGACATTGTTGCCGCTACTGGCACATTGACCACAACGCCTACGTGTACGTGGGTAACAACCGACGGACAAGTTGAAGATTGGCTTGGCATAGGAACGGCTACAGCTGGCGACGCAGCGTTTCTAACGCAATGCCGGACAGGTGCTAACGCTGTTTGTTACAAACGCAGACAGCAAGCCGGATACGTTGACAGCCTTACTACGTCACCTAACGCAGCTGTAACACTTGGAACTATTGCTTATGCAGGTTTTTTGTATAGGCAACGCGGAAGCGTTGGAATGGATTTTGCTTCATTTGACGGTTTGGCGAACGGCGGGTCTACAGGATTTAGCCCAATGGTTAAACAACTTTTGGGCATTGACCGACCCGCGGTAGCGTAATGCCCGTAGCGTATACAGACCTGTTTAACGAGGCGCTAGACGACTTAGCAGCGTCGCTAACGACCATTACAGGCCTTACCGTGGTAATTGACCCCCGTAATTTAAACGCCCCGTGTGCGTTCATTGACGCACCAACTTTTACCGTGTTCAGTAACAACGTGGTGGAAATGACTTTTCCAGTACGAATAATTACCCTTGGGCCTGGCAACCTTGACGCGCAACGGTCACTACTTAATTTGGCTAGCAAAGTCATTACCAAAAAAATTGGCGTAACCGACGGGCGCCCAACTATCGCAGTAATCGGCGGCAGCGAACTACCCGCCTACGATTTGACTATCACCCTACAAACCCAGGCCATCGCCTAGAATAGGTACAACATGAAATACACAATACTCAGCCCCCGTATCGGTACACCCGGCAACGAATACGAACCAGCAGAAGGCGTTAACGTCGAAGCGTTGGTAGCAGGTGGCTTTATAGAACAATCCACCCTTAAGGCGCTTAAAGGTGCTAAAACTAAGACAGACACAAACGAGGAGTAAAGCCCATGGCAACTAGCACATATCTTTCATCACCAAACGTCACGGTTAACGCAGTTTCTTTGCAAGACCAATGTAACGGCCTTACTTTCACGCGCACTATTGAAGCGCTAGAAAGCACCGCATTTGGTTCTGGTTCACGCGTTTATACCGCCGGCCTAGAAAACTCTACGCTGTCGCTTGACTTGTATCTTTCGTTTGCAGCTTCAGAAACCTACGCAACGCTTAAAGGACTTGTTGGCACTCAGACAACTGTTTCGTGGTCTGCAAGCGCAACAAGCCCAGGCACGGCAACGAATCCCACCATGACTCTGACCGGCGCATATTTAGAAGCCTTGCCATACGAAATGGCTTTGGGCACTTTGGGCGCTATCAGCGTCACTTTTACTGGCGGAGTGTACTCAGTCCTCGAAGTTTAATTAAACGCCTGAAAGGGCCCGACACAGAAGGCAAAAATGAAACTTACATTAAAAGTAGAAACTGCAGAAACAACGTACGAAGTTACAACAAACCTTTACGTTATTGTTATGTGGGAACGCAAATACAAGCGCAAGGCGTCAGAAATGGCAACAGGTATTGGCGTCGAGGATTTAGCTTTTATGGCGTATGAAGCGTCTAAGTTAAATAAAATTGTTGTACCTGCAGAGTTTGATACGTTTGTAAAAAGCCTTGTCACTATTGACGTATTAAATACTGAGGCCCCAAACCCCACTTGAGGGGCACCCACGGGCGCCAACTAGCTGAAATGTTGGTTTCTATTTCGTGGTGGCCCCCGTCGATACCTTTTGACATAGACGACTTGGCAACTGTTGTTGCTGTATTATCAGACAACAACAAACAACGAAAGTAACCGTATGGCCGCCGTTTTAAATACTTTAGAAATTCAAGGTATTCAAGAAACGATGAAGGCGCTTAAAGCCATTGAACCTGATTACACAAAACAAATACGCAAAGACATCAAGAACGCTGGCACGCCTGTATTAAACGCGGCTCGCAGCTTAATACCCACTAGCCCGCCGTTGTCCGGTATGGCAAGAGGCAACCTTATTAAAGGCCGTGACGGTACTAAATGGAGTAACGCTGGGGCTAAAAAAGGTTTTATTATTAAAACTAATAAGTCCGGTCAAAGGGCTCGAAGCGTTACTTTTAAAACAGGGCAAACCGTAGATTATGGTGCCCGCCCCTATCAACTGTTAACACTTACCCAACGCGACGCCGCAGCGTCAATCTGGGACCATGCAGGCCGACGCACTAAAGGCCGTTTTGTAACCAACCTACAAATGCAAGGCAGCTACGAACCACGCGCCGCCGAACCCGGCGTAGAAGCTGCACGTCCTGCAGTTGAAAACGAAGTACTAGCCATAGTCGATAAAGTCATGAAAACAACCAACACAAAATTGAAGGTACGCCGTGGCAATTAACGTACCGATTATTACGACGTTTTCCGATAAAGGCGTAAATGCAGCACAAAAAGCTTTTGGCGGTTTAAGCAAATCAACACTAATTGCAGGCGCCGCTATCGGCGGTGCTGTAACCGCTGTTGCTGCGTTCGGTTATTCCGCTATTCAAAAAGCGTCAGATTTTAACGAAGCAATAAGCAAAAACACTGTTGTATTCGGTGCCATATCTAAAGAAGTAGAGAACTTTGCTGAAACCGCTAACCGCGCTTTAGGACTATCCGAAACTGCAGCATTAGCAGCTGCCGGCACGTTTGCAACTTTTGGTAAATCTGCCGGACTTGCTGGTAAAGATTTATCAGATTTCAGCATTGAATTAGTTACCCTCGCAAGTGACTTAGCATCGTTTAACAATACGTCAGTAGACGAAGCTATAAACGCGCTAGGTTCCGCATTACGAGGCGAAGCCGAACCGCTACGCAAGTTTGGCGTACTACTTGACGACGCAACGCTAAAGGCAGCTGCAACCGAACTAGGCATATATTCAGGCAACAAAGCGTTAAATGCTCAACAAAAAGTATTAGCCGCACAAAAAGTTATTTTTGAACAAACAGCCGACGCGCAAGGCGATTTTAGCCGTACGTCGACGGGGCTAGCAGCGCAACAAAAGATACTTGGTGCAACCCTAGAAAATATACAAACCAATTTAGGGCAAGCGTTTTTACCGATATTTTTAAAAGCCGTCAAATTCTTTAACGACGAAGTAAGCCCTGCGTTTGAACGTGTAGCAGAAGTAATTGGCGAAAAAGGCATAGTTGCAGGTATCCAACAAGCCCTATTTGAAATGGGGCCGTTTGGAACAAAAGTAGTAGCCATAATGGAAACGGTTGCGGTTGGCGCGTTGATTACCGCTAATGCTGTTGGTTACATCGGGCAAGCCGCCAACATGGCGTATCAAGAACTTAAAAAACTGTTTAGCGTCAAAGGTTTAGTAATAAATTTATTAGGCCCATTAGGTCAGGTTTACACTGCAGTTGAAAGAATTAGAGGCCAACAAGCCGGCACTGGCGGTTTTAAACAATTATTTGATATAGAAGGCCTTAAAGCCGATTTTGACAAGTTTTCTGCGGGCATTATGAATATGGGCAGCGCGTCAGATTACAGCAGTTTTGCCGCTAAGAAACTTGCGGAAGATGCAAAAGCCGCAGCAGACGCACTTGACAAATTTTCGGGTACTGGCACAGGTAAGGGCGCAGACGGCGCAGCAAAGAAACTTAAAGCATTACAAAAAGCCGCCGAAGATGCAGCAGAAGCATTAAGAAAAGAAATTGCTGCCGCAGTAAAAGAAGCCGCCGACGCCCTAAACGCAGATATGGCAAAAGCGCTTGACAGCGCAAAAGACAAATTAAAAGATGCTCAAACTGCGTACAAAGATTTTAGTTCTAACGTATCTAGCGGCATTTTAAGTACGTTTAGTTTTTCTAAAGTCTTAACTGACGCAAGTGAAAAATCCAAGACCTTGGCTACTTCTGTAAAAGATGCAGCAAAAGCAATTGCATCAGGGCTAAAAGAAAGTTTAGAAGATGCACAAACTGAATTAAAAAATACAAAAGCCACTTTTACCGATTTTGCTAAAACAGTTGCTAGCGGCATTAAAGAATCGTTTAGTTTTAAAAGCGCAAACGAAGGCACAGACGGATTTATTACAGGGTTACGCAATCAAGTAGAAGCAATCCAACAATACAACAACGATATTCAAGCCCTCTTAGGTCGAGGTTTGTCGCAAGATGCTTTAAAACAAATTTTGGCTGCGGGAACTGAGTCAGGTGCAGCAATAGCAAAGGGTTTGTTGGCTGGTGCCCAAGACGATATTACCGGGTCAAATGGTGTTAACGCTTTGGTTGCATCGGTACAGGAAACGTCTGACCAACTTGGATTAGCTACCGCTGAAATGTTTTATGGTGAAGGCGTCACCGCAGCGCAAGATTATTTAGACGGAATACAAGCTGAATTTAACCAGGCGACCGAAAAAGTTAAAGCTTTGGAAACTGGCGTTGCAGTAACAACAAGTTTTGTTGAAGGATTGCAATCACAAATCGCAGGCATTTCACAATATGCGGCTGATATAAATACGCTTTTGGGAATGGGATTATCCCAAGATGCATTACAAGCAGTGCTTGACGCTGGCGGTGAATCGGGTGCAGCAATCGCCCACGAACTCGTTACGGGTGCCCAAGACAACATTACTGGTCCACTAGGCGTAAACGCTTTAGTTGCTGATATTAAAAAAGTTGCAGGTGCAATTGGCATTAAAGCCGCCGACCAATGGTATGGCGCAGGTGTTACAAACGCCCAAGAATACCTTAAAGGTGTTGAAGATGCTATTGCAGTAGCGCAAAGTCGCTTAGACCAGGCAGGGTCAGGCCTTACTTTGGCAGATATTAAAGGCATTAGTGCTGGCTTTTTTGACCAAGTTACTAACGGTTACACGCCGACAGCATACGAAGATTTTATGGCAAATAACCCATTTACTTTAGGCGACAACGGCAACATCGTTTATAACATAAACGTAACTGGCGGTATATCAACTAGCGCCGAAATGGGCGAAGCCGTCGTAAACGCAATACGCGCATATAACAGGGCTGCAGGCCCCGCAAGCATTTCAGTTGCATAATGGCTACGTCAGTAATTGAAAGCGGCGACTACGAACTATTTATAGACACGGGCTTTATGATTGACGCGTTCGTACTTGACGATCCCGTGCGCGGAGTATTAAACGGTACCCAATACGTGTTAGACGGAACGACAGAGTTTGCACCAATGCTGCAATACTCAACAAACGTAAACGTAAAACGTGGGCGCCGTGACGTGGGCGACCAATTTAGCGCTGGCACAATGTCGTTTAACCTTAACGACAGCCTGGCAGGCGGCACTTTAAACCCGCTTTACTCATCTAGCCCCTACGTAGACCCCCAAGGCGTATTTACTTTGGCACCTTTACGCCGAGTATCGTTTGGAAGATTTAACAGCGTCAACACGTTTATAACGTTGTTTGTAGGGCAAATAGTGTCATATGACTACAACTATGAACTAGGCGGGCAAAACACGGTAACGGTATATTGTGCCGACGATTTCTATTTGTTAGCCCAAACAGCGTTAGCCGAATACAACGTAACCGAAGAACTATCAAGCGCCCGCCTAACGGCTGTATTAGACCTGCCCGAAGTTGCTTACCCGGCTTTAACCCGCGACATCGAGACAGGCACCCAAACATTGGGCGGCGCAGCTGCTTACACGGTTGCCGAAGGTACCAACGTAAAAGCGTATATAGACCAAATACAGGCAGCCGAACAGGGCCGTATTTTTATGTCACGGACAGGCGACATAACTAGCCAACCTAGGGTAGGTAACACCCTTTCGGGCAGCGTCGCCGACTTTCACGACGACGGCACAAACATACCGTATAACAGTTTGGGCATTATTTATAACGCCGACCTAATAGTAAACAGGGCCAGTATTCAACATTTAGGCGCCGCAAGCCCCGAAGTAGCCGACGACCTGGCAAGCCAGGCTAAATACCTAATCCAAAACGTAAGCATTACTAACAGCCTGTTACACAATGACGCGGCGGCTTTAACCCTGGCAACCTACCTGTTAGAGGGCGAACCTATTGCCACGTTTAATGCCGTGCAAACCGATTACTTAATGCTTACAAACGCCCAACGCGAAACCTTGGCGTTAGTTGACATTGGCGACACAATAACAATTACCAACACAATTACGGGCGGCGAAGTAGCCCAAGAACTATCTGTAGAGGGAATAGAAATACAAGTAAACGTAAACAACGGGCATCGAGTGACGTTCTATACCGCTAACACGGTTATTGTGTACGAGTTCATTTTAAATGACCCAATTTACGGTAAGTTAGATATACAAGACCCGCAACCAGTTTTAGCGTAAAGTAGGACATATGCCAAACGAACAGACATCAGTACCGCTTTTTACGAGTGGCGAGGTATTGACTGCCGCAAACATGAATATCAGTGCTGGAACTGGCGTTCCAGTATTTACTAACACAACTACGCGAGACGCTGCATTCGGTGGCGCAGGCGAAAAGGTGCTTGCTGAGGGCCAACTTTGTTACCTGTCTAGTACAAATGTTGTGCAGTATTACGATGGCGCGGCGTGGCAACCTGTAGGTGCTAGTGCAGGTATGACTCTTGTAAGCGCTACAACTATTGGTAGCGCGGTTGGAAGCGTTACGGTTAGCAGTGCGTTTAGTGCTACTTATGATGCATACAAAATAATTGTCACTGGCGGTGCTCTTTCTACAAACGAACGATTAACACTTACTTTAGGTTCAACATCTACGGGATATTACGCAAGTTATTTCCGGACAACAAGTTTTTCTGATGCCAGTTACGACGGGCAAATCTTGAACAATGGTTCTGGTTGGGTTGAATCGGGCTACGGAACTAGTAGCGGTTTAGGTATGAACATAGAATTACAAAGCCCATTTTTGGCTAAGACAACAATTTTGGGCGGCGTATATCAAAGAGGTAACACAACTGTCGTAGGTAACGGAACGATTAGCGGCATGCTTAACGACACAACAAGTTACACGGCGTTCACTATTACACCTGTTGCTGGCACAATGACCGGCGGCACAGTTCGCGTCTACGGATACTTAAACAGTTAGGGCATGACATGACATACGCAGAAGCCGTAGCAATGTACCCACATGATGAAGTGTTTATACAAGTTGACGGCGTAGTACGTCCAATGACACCTGCCGAGTATGAAGCATTTATACAACGTCAAGTTGATTACATACCAGAGGCATGATGCCTAATGAAGCCGCGCTACTACTTGGCTAGCGTCATGCTTGCATTTGCCCTGACCGCTTGCGAAACAACACGCACAAACTCTGGTGTCAAAGTACGCAATACCGCGCTAACACGCTGTTCGACTATTCAGCAATGCGAAAGGTTAAGCAATGGATAAACAACGCGCCGAAATAGAACACCTACACGCGCGCATGATTGTATTTGTTGGCTGCACTATCGCAGTTACTTTTGCTCTTACCGTTATAGGTTTTGTTTACGGCTTGCTGTTTGTTACACAACCGCTCGAGCAATCACCAAACGACGCACAATTTATTGACCTACTGTCAACCCTTACCGTTTTTATGACCGGCACATTGTCTGGCCTTGTTGCGGCTAACGGACTAAAGCGAAAGCCTGCCGAACCCGTAACACCATGAGTGTGATACCAGCCAACCCTAAAGTCATCGGCTCTAAGCCGTACACAGGCAACAACGACGGTGCAGCTACAGGCCCACGTGCCGGCATGGACGAATGGATAAGGCAAGCAATTAAATTTGGTGGTGGCGCGTTCTGGAATAACGGGTCATACGGCGTTAGACCTATGAGGGGTTCTGAGTCGTTAAGTGTGCACGCCACTGGTCGAGCGGTTGACCTGTCTTACAGACCATCAGAGAAACACGCAACAGCAAACCGTAAAGGCACTATTGCGTTTATCAACATTGTGTTATCCAACGCAAACGAATTAGGCGTTGAGTGTGTGCTCGATTATTTCCCTAAAGCGTTTGGGCGTGGTTGGCGTTGTGATCGTCAAGCGTGGAAGTCCTACAGCAAGCCAGAGATACACGGCGCGCCGGGCGGCGATTGGCTACACATTGAGATAAACCCACAAATGGCAGACTCACCAAACCTTGTAAAACAAGCGTTTCAGAGGGTATTCACCGAATTGCCACAATAGTGCCCTATGGTGGAAATACCGACGGAAAGCTAGAGGTGCAATATGGCAGATGCAAAAACTTATATTTACGAGGTTTACACAACCCGACTCGATAGCGAGCAAATGGTCTTAGTGCAAATATTTCGTGACCCTGAAACAGACAAAGTGCTACACGCCCAAATTGCGTTTAAAAATGCAATTGGCGACAGCTGGCAAACCCCCTACCAATTGGAGAAAAAATGAGCTATTTCGCAATCAAAATAGGTGCATGGTTAATAAGTGGCTTAGCGGCGTTTACGTTGCTCTGGGGGGCTAGTAAAGCGCCTGAGAGGCAACTACAGCCAGGTGAGCAGATTACTACAACCTTGATAAGTATTGTGCCTACATTGCCTACAACGTCAACTACCACTATTACACCAATTAAGGGCTGTGCACAATATGTGGCTGACGCAATTACTGCCGGCTGGCCAGCCGATCAGGCACCAATGCTGGCGCGCGTAATGTTTCGTGAGTCGCGGTGTAATCCGCTTGCATTTAACTCACGGGACAGTAACAACGGGTCGAGAGGCTTGATGCAACTCAATGGTGTTCACGTCCAGTGGTTGACCGAGTTGGGCTACATTACCACGCTAGATGACCTATTTAAGCCAGAGGTCAACCTTGCAGCTGCAGCACACCTCTACCGTATGGTGGGCTGGCAGGCATGGGCTAGCACACATGGCTGATGTTCCATATCCCGATAGTGGCATAAGCCAAGAAACGAGAAAAGCATTGTATCCCGACACTTACAGCGACAAATTAGGCAAGGTTTTTAACAATTTAATTGACGAAATTGTTAGACCAAACCACGTGCCGAGCAATGTGCCAGATCACTCAATATTGCTTGATGAGCTGGTGCTGATGTATGACGCACATATGACCATTGGCGGTGAGCAAAACAGATTTAACGCCGCAGTGCTAAAAAGTGCGATAAATGTTATACGCGCCTTGTAAAGCGTGCGGTTTAACGATGCACGGCACACGGCATCGACATAACCCAGAAAAGATTATGTGGTTACACCCCGGACTTAAAGCTTGTACTAAGGTAAAACCAATAAACCCGACTAACAGAAAGAACCCGACATGAATGACCAACTAGAAATGTTTACAACAACATTGGGATTGGCTGGCGAAAAGACGCGTGTAGCGCTTGACCACCCAAGTGTTGCCATTGCACACAACGCGCCCGACACGTCACGTGAAGCCGGTGAAGCTGCCAAACCGCACGCAGGTAAGCAACGCGAGCTAGTGCACTTTTGGATTAAATGGGCAGGCCGCACCGAAGCTAAAGGCATGACCGCCGACGAAATAAGTGTGCTACTAGAACTACCTGCACAATCGGTATCAGCGCGCATTAACGGTTTACATCGAGACGCTTACATTGTTGACAGTGGCATACGCCGCAAAACACGGTACGGCAGAAACGCAATAGTTTGGGTGGCTTGCTAATGGCACACTTTGACTTATCGCTTTACGAAACAGTGGCACAAAGGCTAGTTCGTTGGTGGACGGAATACCCAGACGGCCGCATTATTACGTCAATACATCACTATGACGGCTCAACAATCATCATGCGCGCAGAGTGCTACAACAACGAAGACAGACTTATTGCGACAGGTTACGCAGAAGAAGTATTCGGCAATAGCCCTGTAAACAAAACAAGTTTCTTAGAGAATTGTGAAACGAGCGCGATAGGTCGTGCAATTAGTAACAGCCGAATTGGTCACACTGGCGAGCGAGCATCGTCAACCGAAATGGAGAAAGTTAATCGCGTCAACAGTGAGCCGGCTCGAGTGGACAGCCACGGCGGCGCGACAGTTAAACAAATTGCTTTCTTAAAGAGCCTTGCGCGCGGTAAAGGTTGGGACGATTTACAGCTATTGGAGTACATACACAAAGCGTTACAAGTTGATGACGTAATAGTAGAGACGTTAACTAGCGGTCAATGCCGTGTCATTATTGACGGGTTAAAGAAATGAGCCGGCACGTGTGGCTTGCGTTAGCTCTTACGGTGTTATGCGCTGCGTTAATGGTTAGGTCTGATAACAAGTAAACCCATACACAACTGGCTAGTAGCAAGGCTGTACATCGTTCGCATGATGCGGGGCTAATCCTTGGTAACAAGGTTTGATCGGCGCGCACAAAACCTGATACACGAGAGGCAATGTGCCAAGCGTCGAGGCGAGCTGTAAACATAATCAGCTGAGTAATGCAAGGGAACGGGACGAGGCAACCCCGTGGGTGAGCATTACCGCATTAGGCTTTACACACTCGAGCAGTAACATACCGATAACAAACCAACACAACCGAGGTAAACCCGACATGAGCAGTTACCAGCTACACCACAAGCAAGGCGCTTGCGCCGCGCTAGCACAAGCCGCAGGCGCGTGAGCAATGGCCACCAGCAACAACAGCAAACAACGCAACCAAAAAGAATTTAAAAACAACCGACTTAAAGTGTTAGACAACGGTAACGCAGTGTGCCATTGGTGCGGAGTAAACCAAGCAACCGAAGCCGACCACCTACAACCGAGTGACAACGGGGGCACAAACGAACTAAGCAACCTTGTGCCGGCTTGCAAACCTTGCAACGCTCGACGAGGCCAACAATACGCACAACAAAAACAACGCGCTAAAACCCTTACACCACAAGGATTTAATGAACCTGTTTTTTTACAAAACCAAACGAAGCC